TTGCATAGCTTTGGCATTCTTGGATACGGTACTCCGGAAATTGTGTACTCTAAAACATTCCATGCTGTTATTGCGGCGAAGGTTTTAGGTGTCACAATTGATGATATTAAGGGTTTACCAATTAGGGAATATGTTGCAGTGACTTCTAATGTATCAGTTTTTTTAGTAGGCACTTTGACCGATCAAGCCCTGCAGGAAGCAGTATGCTTATTTGAATATGGTAATGTTCATTTTTGGTTTAATCAACCAGTGAACGAATTAGAGAAATGGCTTGAAACAATAAGTGCCGTAAATAAAAAAAGAAAGCCCACTGCATGAATAATGCTGTGGGCTTTTAACGTAAATATTCTTTCTTTATTGGGGAACGCGAACAAACTTCGTCACAGTCTTTTAATACTGCTATCACGTCGGGGTCTTGGATGCCGTCATACGTATCAGGATCGTAGAGAGGCCTGTAAACGCCATCATATTTAGCAGAAGAATCATATTGTAATGCTTTTTCTTCCCGTCTATTTTTAATCATTGCATGAAAGAACCCGACTATACACATCAATATAAAACCAATACAAAGCAAAATTGCAAGAATAATCATAAAGTTCACCTCTTTATAGTTATTATACTATAAATTTTTAATGGAGGCAAAAAATGGCGAATATATTTACGACAGCATTTGTTATAAATGGAATGCTATCTAATAGTTTTACATCATCGACCAAGATGGCAAATTCGCAATTGACAGAATTACAACAGACTGTTAAAAGAATAGATCTTGCTCAAAAAAAATTAAATGCTGAGTTTACTAATGGAGCTATGAGCGTAGAGCAATATGAAAGAAAAATGGGTAGATATCAAGATACGCTTAATAAAACTCAGCAACAACAGAAGTTGTTACAGGATAGATTGAATAAAAAAAATATTGCAAATTCTCAGTTTGTAGAGAGACGCCAAAGTTTCTTAACTACCGCAGCTGCTATTGGCACTATTGCTCAGCCGTTCATCTCTGCAGCTCAGACTGCAATGAAATTTGAATTTGCTATGTCTAAAGTTGGCGCTATTGCGAATGCAACAGGTCCGGAATTGACTTTGTTGACGCAAACAGCAAGGTCATTGGGCGAACAAACAAAGTTTACTGCGACGCAATCCGCTGAAGCAATGAGTTATCTAGGCATGGCCGGTTGGAAAACAAAAGAGATTGTTGCAGGTATGCCAGGATTATTAAATTTAGCTGCTGCCGGCAATACTGATTTAGCACGTACTGCAGATATTGTTTCTGATAATCTGACTGCTTTTGGGTTAAGTGCTGATAAAGCGCAACATATGGCTGATGTTTATGCTGTTACTATAACATCCACAAATACTAATGTGGAAATGTTGGGAGAAACGATGAAATATGCTGCTCCTGTAGCACACGCATTTGGGGCATCGATGGAGGAGACAGCCGCTTTAGCAGGTATTATGGCTAATAGTGGCATTAAAGCGAGTAATGCGGGTACAGCGCTGAGAGCTGGTTTAATTAGATTGGCCGGACCGCCTAAAATGGCAAGTAAAGCGCTAGAGCAGCTGGGACTGTCAATGGAAGATTTGACAAATGAACAAAAAGAAGCTGCAATGGCTTTAAAAACTTTGGGTATTGAAACTGGCAATGCAGAAGGTCCTCAAAAGATGGCTATCATAGTAGGCCAATTGCAAGAACGAATGAAAGGATTAAGTAAAGAAGAACAGCTGGCTATGTCGAAAGCTATTTTCGGGCAGCAGGCAGCAGCGGGGTGGCTGGCAGTACTACAGGCAGGACCTAAAGTGCTTGGTGATTTGACAAATTCTTTAGTTAACAGTGATGGTGCGTCTGAAAAAATGGCAAAGCAGATGAATGCTAATGCAGAAGGTGCAATTATACGTCTTTCTTCGGCATTTGAGTCGTTGCAAATATCATTAGCAAATGGATTTTTACCTGTCATAGCTAATGTAGGTGATTCTTTAGCTGTATGGACGGGGAAGTTATCGGCTTTAGCTACAGCACACCCAATAGTAGCACAGGGGATCATATACACTATTGGAACTTTTGGGTTATTATGGCTTACATTTAAAACGGGTAGAGCTATTATCTCCGGCTATAATGCGTTTATGGCTACCTGTGCTTTATGGCAGACGACTTTGGGAAATTGTACGGTAGTATTAAGATCAAAAACAATGCTTCTTGCCGGCACACAAAGGACTGTGGCTTTGGCAACGAAGCTGTGGAGTGGTGGAATGATGTTGGTAAATGCGGCTATGGCAGCTTGCCCTATTGGTTGGTTATTGATTGGAATCAGTTTATTAGTCGTTGCCGGAACTATTTTATACAGGCATTGGGATACAGTTAAACAATTCTTTACAACTTTATGGGACAGTCCAATAGCTAGAATAGCCTTTTTTGTCACAGGGCCTGTAGGTTGGATCATTGGCGCGGTTACGGCAATAATTGCCAACTGGGATACATTAGCGGCATATTGGGATTATTTTTGGGATAATCCATCTGCTGCAATATTTAGATTCACAAGTTATATTCAGGAACAATTTACAAGTGCCGAAACCTGGCTTCGCGAAAAATGGCAATCTATCAGTAATTTTTTATCTACACCTATTTTTGGCAAAGTTAATATTACGGCATCCGGTAATGGTGCAGAGGTTGCAGAAAATGCGTATGGCGGTATTTATGGCAGGGGGACATTTCTTACTACTTTTGCGGAAAACTCTGGTGAAAGCGCGATACCACATATTCCCAATAGACGTAATATAGGATTGTTGGCCAAAACTAATGAAATCATGGGGAATCCATTGGGAACTGGTGGCGGAATAACGGCTACCTTTGCGCCGCAGATCACAGTGCAAGGGAATGCGGATACTGCTGAAATTTCAACTTTATTAGATCAAAAAATGCGTGAATTTAAAGCAATGTTGGCAGAAGTGCAGAATCAGAACAGGAGGCTTTCGTATGGCTAAAACCTATTACACAATCCAGGGCGATATGTGGGATGGCATAGCAAAAAAGTTATATGACGATGAAAGTGGCGTAAACGCGCTGCTGGAAGCAAATCAGAAATATGCTGACATAGTTGTTTTTCCAGCAGGTATTATTTTGGATGTGCCGGATTATGAAAAGCCTACTCCGACCAACTTGCTGCCGCCGTGGAGGCGTTAAATGGAAGCACGTAGAATATCGGCGATCATAAAATATAATAATAAAGATATCTCAGTTGATATCAGTAAATATCTAAAAAGCATCAGTTATACCGATAATCTATCGGGAGAAGCCGATGATTTGCAGATAACGCTGGAAGACAAGGCAGGTCTTTGGCAATCGACATGGATTCCGGAAAAAGGAGCACTTCTAGATGTAATTCTGCAGCAAAAATATTGGCAAACTTTGTCGGCGTTACCACAAAGTTTGCGTTTGGGATTGTTTGAAATCGATGAAATAACAAGCAGCGGCTATCCGTCAGAAGTACAAATAAAAGCAGTTTCCGTGCCTGATAATAATACTCTTAGAGGTACTGAACGTAGCCGGAGTTGGGAAAAGGCAAAGCTGCAGGTAATCGCTAATGATATAGCTTCAGCTGCAGGAATGTCATTGTTTTGGGACACAGAAGAAAATCCGGTGCTGGATAGGGCAGAACAGACAGAACAGTCTGATCTGTCTTTTTTATATGCAATTTGTAAGGATAAAGGCCTGGCATTGAAAATAAGTGATAAAAAAATCATTATTTTTGATGAAGCAAAATATGAAGCGGAAAAAGCAAAGATAACAATAGTAAAACCAGGTACCGTTTATAAAAAAGAGTCTGGAATGAAATATTTGTTTGTTGGTACTGGCTACAGTTTGCGTACTAAAATTAGAGATATTTATGCTGCCTGCAGAGTTAGTTATCAGCAGGGCAGTTCAAAATCTAATATTGAGGCAACTTATACTGCTGCTGGTAAAAAGGGAAAAACATTGCAAGTAAATGAACAAGTTGAAAGTGTTGCGGAAGCATTAAATTTAGCAAAAAAACGGTTGCGCGAAAAAAATAAAGACGAAGTTACTGGATCTTTAAATATGTTGGGTAACTTCATCTTATTATCTGGCGTTACAGTTAATTTATTAGGATTTGGAGCTTTTGATGATAAGTACTTGATAACCAGAGCATCACATGATATTGGCAGCGGTTATACGACAAATATCGATGTAAGAAGGTGTTTAAATGGATACTAATTTTATAAAAAACATAATTCGTATCGGGAGGGTATCTTCTATTGACGTCAATACAAATACTGCAAGAGTAGCTTTTTCTGATAAAGACGATTTGGTATCTGGCAATTTGATGATTGTAAATCGCGGAAGCATGGTCGACAAAGATTACTGGATACCTGATATTGATGAACAAGTTCTGTGCTTAATGCTGCCAAATAAAAGTGGACAGGGACTAAATGAGGGTTTTATTATTGGTTCATTTTTTTCAAAAGAAGATGAACCACAGGAGAGAAGTGCTGATGTAAGGGCGATTAAATTTGGTGATGGTACTGTCATAAAGCATGATCGTAGCACTGGAAATTTAACGATAAATGCAACAGGGGATATTGATATAATTGCCGGTGGTGGTGTTACTATTAGAGGTAATAAAGTAGAGATAAATTAAGGTGAGTTCATAAATTTTATAATAAAATAATTTACTTGATGTAAAGGTATTATTTTATTTACGTCGAAATACTTTATAAATATTTTTATAAGGTGGAGATAAAATGGCATACATGTATTTTGCTAAGGTAAATGTAAATGAGGAGATTTTTGAAGTTTATGAAGGTAGAAATTCATTGAAAAAGATACTCGATAAATTGATTTATAATTTATCGAGTAAGAAAATTATTGTGTTGCCACAAAATAAAGGTAGAATTAAGTTTATTACTTTAACTAAAAACATAGAAAAACAATATGTAACTGGAAGAATTGTAAAAATTTTTAAAGATGATATAAAAACATATGATCCAGAGGAAGATGATGTAAAAGATTTACCAACAGATAAATTGGCGAGAAGTGCAACATTTTATTTTGATGTGCAGCACGAGATGGTGGCCTTTACAACTGGACAGTACTTTGGAAAAAATCAGTTTTGTGAATTTTTTGAAATGCTATTAAATGAATATATGGGTAAAAACACATTTAAAGTATTTTTATTAAAAGATGAAGATACATTAAGAGAAAAACTTCAACACTTTAGTAAGATTTCAAAAATATGGATAAGCATAGTTCCTAAAAATCCAGGATGTAATGATATTCAAAATATGTATGCTAATCCACAGGCTATTGAGGACATAAATGCAAGAATATATACGCAGGAATTTAAAGCCGATAAGAAGAGTAAAGATGGTTTAAATATTAACAATAAATATATGAGCAATGCTATTAATGGTGTTAGCCAAGGATATGGAGATATGGGAGCAGAAGGAATTGGTGCAGATGGACAGGATAAAACGGTTAAAAGCTCAGATGATGCTCCAGAACAAAGGTTTATTTCTTCAGAAGAAAAGAACTCTATTCCATCAGTACATGAAATTGGAAAGGACGGTATAAGATATATTTTAGCTAAAATGTTAAGGAGGTAATTATGGCTAAAATTGATGATTTTAAAAAATATAATACTTTCTATAGTATGTTGTGGGTTACGAAAAAATATAAAGAGTGTTTTGCAGAGCATGCAGGGAAAATAAGTATATTTTTTACAATTATATTTTCAATTATGCTCTGTCTACTTTATAATCACAATTCGTATGTTTTTTTTAGTAAAATCGAAAGTGTATTAATAACAATATCAGCTGGATTGCTGGGATTGTTAGGGGTATATATAACAGGTTTAGCATTGATGATATCTGTAATAACTAAAGAGAGTATAAATCAAATTGATGTATTATCAAAAGCAGAAAGTTTAGTTGGCGTTTTGTTTTGCTATTATTTTGCTGGTGGTTTTATTTTGATAACGATATTTGATTTTCTATTATGCTACTTTTTAATAAATTTAAATATTTTTGTGAATGAATTCTTCGTATATTTTATGATAATTCTTTCTTGCTGGTTATTCGCATTTTCTATTTGTTATACTGTGGCTTTACTTGGTATGAGCATAAATATATTTTTTGTTAATTTACATCTTACAAAACAATATGGTTATATTAATCAAATAAGGAATCAACAACAGCAAGAAAGCACTCCTTAAGGAGTGCTTTCTTATTCACTATTATTTTTTATATGCCGCAAAAATTTTGCCAAAATCTTTTGCATTCTTCGTTACAGACGATATTCAACTAATCTATCAATATAGTATTTTAGTAATAGAAAATTTTGATGCTAAGAATTTTTATATAAAATATAAGATTACAATAATTCTTGAATTGAAAATTTTGCGTAAGAGATTAATTTGTCTTTTAAGATATGAAGATCAGATGGAGTTAATTGACCAACTATTTTATTGTCAAAGTAAATATCAAACTGATCACGGATATTATTATATTCAATTTTATAACCACTTCCTGATACTAAATCATTAATCAAAGTTAGTTCTTCAGTTGGAACTTCTATATTTTCTAGACCTAATAGATACATAGGAGTTATATCCAATGCTTTAGATATTTTTACAACAGCAGACTGCTTCATATTTCCTGAATTTGTTTCATAACGCTGTAAAGATGATTTACTAATACCAGTCAAATCACTTAATTCTGCTAAAGATAGGTTTAAGTCTTTACGTCGTTGGCGCATTCTTTGTGCTGCTATATCATTATCAGAAAAGAAAAAAAACATCTTAATCACCTCCTACAAATAAAGTAAACCATAAAAAGGGAAAAAAAGCAATAAAATGGAAATAAAAACCCAAAAAATGGGTTGACTTTAATTGTAAATTTATGATAATATAAATTCGACCCATAAAACGGGAAAAAATATGATAAAAATCCGAAAGGAGGGAAATTTTGGAAGTAGAAAAAAGTAAATTGGAATTAGCTTTAGCGAGAAATTGTTACAGTTTATTAGATTTAAAAGAAAAAAGCAAAATTGGAGGTTCTGTTATTTCTAAATTAACCAAAGAAAAAATAATTTTGCGACCTAAAACTGTAGGATTAATTGCTAAAGCTTTAAATGTTGATGTTGATTTTTTGTTGAAAAAAGAAAAAATGGACTGATTAACGCCTACCAAGCTAATAAATCAGTCCATAGTCAGAGATTGCCCTCTGTAAACTAGTCTATCATAAAGAGGGCTTTCTTTCAAGTGAAAGGAGCATTTTAGTATGAATTTGCAAGTATTCGAAAATAAAACTTTTGGTAAAGTTAGAGTAATTGAAAGAAATAATGCGCCTTGGTTTGTAGGTAAAGATGTAGCAGAGGCTTTAGGATACAGCAACACCCGTGACGCGTTGGCGCAACACGTGAAAGAGCACCACAAAAATACCGTCGTGATTCGCGACGGTATTACAAGAGGCAATCCTAACCAAGTAATTATCGACGAAGCTGGATTATACTCATTAGTCCTTCGTTCAAAATTGCCAGCTGCTGAAGATTTTCAGGAATGGGTTGTTGCTGAGGTAATTCCTTCTATTCGCCAAACTGGCAAATATATTGCACCAAAGCAGCAAACTGTAATTCAACAGCAACGTGTAGAAGCTATGCTGCTGAATGCTAAAAGTCGGCAGTCTAAATTATGGCTTACTATTGCTGAAAAAACTGACATCTCAGAATACAAGCATATCTGCCAACAGAAAGCAGCAGAGGTTTTAAGTGGCGTGCCGTTACTGCCAATGGAAGACGCTAAAGAAATTACTTATTCGGCAACAGATATAGGTAAAATGCTTGGAATATCTGCAAATAAAATAGGTAAGATAGCCAATCAGTATAATCTTAAAACTCCGCAGTACGGAAAGTTATTTTACAGCAAATCTGAATATAGCTGCAAAGAAGTAGAAACATTCCGTTACTACGAATGCGCCATTCCAAAATTCAGAGAAATTCTGAAAGGTGGTGCAGTAGCATGATTTTGACAGATGCCGTAAAATTAGCTGGGTATCAGGAAGTGCCATGCTACAACCAAGAAGTTATAAAAGGTTTACGTGATATAGTGGAGCGTGAAAAACGGGAAAGTAACTATAACGATTTACCTTTTATGGCGTGTTTGATGGGTTATTTGTATGGAGTTACGCAAGGCGTTCGTAAAGAACGGCAAAGAAGAAAAAGTAGATAATCGCTAACTAAAGCGTCCTTATTTTAAGGGCGCTTTTTCTATATCCCAAAATACTTAAAGGAGGTGGTTAAATTGCAGGCGACAAGATTAGGCGATACTGATACAGGACATGATGCTTGCCCAGGAATTGTACTTGTGAGTGCCAGTACGAATGTAATAATTAATGGTAAAGGCGCTGGGCGTGTTGGTGATAGTTATGCTCCGCATGGATGTATTGTGCATCCATCGCATACGGCACATATCAACAGCGGTAGTAGTACGGTTTTTATTAATGGTTTGGCTGCAGCTAGGGTTGGGGATGCAATAGATTGTGGTGGAACAGTAGCTACAGGCAGTCCGGATGTTATTATAGGAGGTTAAGATGCAAATCGGTTCAATTGGAGATATTCCATTTGTAGTGTCGCGTGATTATATGCTGACGTTCCATGATTATAGTCGCTCTGGGTCAAGCCGGTGGGTAAAACATGATCTTATTGGCAGGAAACCTATCTTAGAATTTATAGGGGCAGATGTAGAAAAAATAAGTATGAAAATACAATTGAGATCAGATCATGGGATAAGTCCAGAAATGGAACTAAAACGTCTTAGGAAAATGCGTGATGAAGGTAACGTTTTTGCTTTTATTCTTGGAGGGACACCTGTTTCTAATGAATATTGGGTACTGGAAAGTATTGGAGAGGATGTAAGTTACTGGCGTGCTAACGGCAAAATATTATCAGTTACAGTAGATGTATCTCTACAGGAGTATTCAACGAAGGGAGCTGAATAATAATGGAACTAGAGATTCTTGCAGGTCGGATGTCAGGTATTGATTTTGCGCCGCATACAAAAGAAGCAGAGATATTGCAAAATTGTAGTACTATTTTGAGCACCTTAAAATTTAGTGTGCCGCTGGATCGCGATTTTGGTGTTGATGCAACTTTTGTCGATAAACCTATTTTGTCAGCGAAAGCTAAAGTTGAAAGCGAAATTTTTACTGCATTAAAGAAGTACGAACCAAGAGTAACAGTGAAACAGGTTGAATGGTATGCTGATGTAGATGGAATAATCAGAGCGAAAGTGAAGGTGGTTATGAATGAGACTGAATGATCTGCCTGATATTGATTTTGTAAGTGCTGATGAACAAGAAATATTGGCAGAAATCATAAATCTGTACACTTCAATAACTGGGAGGACACTTACACAAGGTGATCCTGTACGGTTATTTTTACATGTGATTGTATTGATTGTTATTATGTTATGTAACAAGATTAACTATACTGGTAAGCAAAATCTGTTGCGGTATGCAGAAGGGGCTAATTTAGATCATTTGGGCATACTTGTTGGTGTAGAGCGTATTGGAGAGAAGTCTGCAATTACAACAATGAAAATAACATTATCTGAGGCTAGAGATATAGCGACGGTTATTCCAGCAGGAACACGTGTGACAGCTGGTGATAATGTGTTTTTTGCAATCAATCAAGATGTGAGTATTTTGGCTGGAACGATTGAAGCCGAAGCTGCAGCGTCTTGTACAGTTGCCGGCACTGTTGGTAATGGATATTTACCAGGAGAAATCAATAAGATTGTTGATCCTATACCATATGTGGCAGAGATGGTAAATATAACGACATCTGAGGGCGGGTCAGATATTGAAACTGATGATTCCCTGAGAGAAGCTATACGTGAAGCTCCTGAAGGATTTTCTGTTGCTGGTCCTGTAGGTGAATATATAAAAATTGCAAAACGTGCATCTACTTTGATTGTGGATGTATCTGTAACTACACCAAAACCAGGACAAGTTCTTATTGTTCCTCTGCTTAATGATGGAGGTATACCCGGCGATGAAATGCTGGAGATTGTAAAAGATGCCTGTAATGCGAAAACTGTTAGACCGTTAACAGATCAGGTTATTGTTGCGGCACCAGAAGTAGTTAAATTTAATGTTATAGTGACATATTATATTAATAGAGCAGATGAGACACGATCTGTTGCAATACAAAGTGGCGTTATTAAAGCCATAAATGATTATGTTGTGTGGCAAAAGTCTAAGTTAGGTCGAGATATAAATCCAGATGAATTGACTAGTCTTATAAAAAAGGCCGGTGCTAAACGGGCTGTTATAACATCTCCATTGTTTCAAGTTATTGCAGAAAATCATGTAGCGATTGCTGATAATATCAGCGTGAAACTAGGAGGTATTGAAGATGAATGAGTTAACTGATTTAAAATTAAAGGAACTTTTGCCTTCAAGTATTGCTCGGGACGAAACAATAAGAAATATCTGTGATGCTATTGTAGAAAAATTGCATATGATAAACGAAAAAGCAAATTTGGTTTTATTGCTTCCACGACTTGATCAATTACCGGAAAGTCTAATTGACGAACTAGCTTGGCAGTATCATGTAGATTTTTATGATTATGCTGCAAGTATTGACAAAAAACGTGCGTTAGTGCGACAAGCAATAGACTGGCATCGGAGAAAAGGGACTCCTGCTGCAGTAGAGGAAGTATGCGCGGCTGTTTTTAAATCAGCTAAGGTTTACGAAAATTGGGAGTATGGTGGTGAGCCATATCATTTTCAAGTACGACTTATTGAAGAAGCTTTGCCCGCCCAAGATATTATGGATAATTTGGTAAGAGCAATTAATTCTACCAAAAATGTTCGGAGCTGGCTTGATGGCGTTGCATTTAAACGGCATGTTCCGGGCAGATTGATTTTTAGTTGTCCAGTTGCTGTTACAAAGAAAGTGAATATTTTTTAAAGAGAAGAGGTGAGATAATTGCCAAATTGGAAATCATTAATATTAACTCAAAAGGGGGCGGACTTGCAGGCAAAGGCCGAAATAGGAAGAGTACTTGAATTTACATGTATTAAAGTGGGATCCGGGATACTTTCTCAGGGGGAGAAATTAGAAGAACTAACTGATTTAGTAAAGGTAGAACAGGTACTTGGTATTGCAGATAAGGTGTTTGAGAAAGAAGGAACATGTGAAATAACGAGCTCTATTACCAATAGTGATTTAACGGAAGGGTATTTTTGCCGTGAGCTTGGCATATATGCGAATGATCCGGACTTAGGAGAAATACTGTATGCTGTTACAATTGATGATTCGCCGGATTATATTCCTGCTAAAGGAACTGCAACTGCAATCAGCCAGGAGTTTGCTCTTCATATAAATTTTGGAAATGCAGAGCATGTTATTGCTTACATTGATGTCAATGGTATAGCTACAGTTGGATATGTGCAGTCTATGATCAAAACAATTAAACGAATTGTTGAACCAACTATTGATGAAATATTGGAGGATAGATATGTTCCTAGCCCAGAGCAACCGGACGATGATCCGGATAGGGATATATTGACTGGACTTAAAGTTATTACTAATGAGGATATAGACAATATTGCTATATAAGGAGGAATAAATGATGTCAAGCTTTTTAAATTTGGAAGGTCTGCAGTATTTTTTCGAAAAAATAGAGGATATTTTTGTAAGAAAGGAATCTGGAAAAGGGTTATCAAGTAACGATTTTACAACAGCTGAAAAAAATAAACTGGCTGGAATAGCAACTGGAGCTAATGCCTACACTCATCCGAGTAGCGGTGTAACTGCTGGTACTTATCGCAGTGTAAGTGTGGATACACAGGGGCATGTAACCGCTGGTACTAACCCGACTACTCTTGCTGCGTATGGTATTACTGATGCTAAAATTGCAGGCGGTGTTATCACTTTAGGTGGCGCTACTATTACTCCGTTGACCTCTGCAAGCTCTCTTGCCGCTGCTAAGATTACAGGTACTATTTCGCTGGATAATCTGCCTGCAGGAGCGCTCGAACGCTGCGTAGTTGTTACTGATGATACTGCAAGATTTGCACTGACTACTGCTACAGTACAAAAAGGCGATACAGTTAAGGTAACATCCAGTGGTCTGATGTACTTTATAGTAGATGACACTAAACTGGACGCTGAAGCTGGCTATGAAGTTTATACTGCTGGTAGTGCGACTAGTGTACCATGGGCAGGTGTTACTGATAAACCTTCTACATTTGCTCCGTCTACTCATACGCATACTGCTGCCCAGGTAACTGGTCTTGCAACAGTTGCAACTTCTGGTAAATATACCGATCTCTCCGGTACTCCTACAAGCCTTCCTGCAAACGGCGGTAACGCTGCAACAGTAAATGGGCTAACAGTTTTGACAGCAGTGCCGGCAAACGCCAAGTTTACGGATACTGTTTACTCACACCCGACTACATCCGGAAATAAACATATTCCTACAGGCGGGAAAAGTGGACAGATCCTGAGGTGGAGCGCCGACGGTACAGCTATATGGGGTTCTGAGAATGACACGACATATGAAGCAATTACTACTGCCGAAATTGATTCTATTTTTACGGTTTGAAATGGGGGATTATAGTGGCTAAGTTTCTTGATGCAACAGGTTTGGCATATTTTTTTAATGGATTAAAGGCAAAGTATATATCTGGTTTGTCAGTGAATGGCAGGACTATAACTTATACTAAAGGCGATGGGACTACTGGCAGTATTAATACGCAAGACACCAACACTGTATATACAGCCGGAGCGGGTATCAGTTTAAGCGGAACAGTATTTTCTAATTCAGGTGTAAGAGCAGTGACTGCAGGAAACAGTAATAATCAGATTTCTGTTAATACGGGAGGGGATACTAGTACTATTACTATTAACAACGTAGCTAATGCGACTACCGCAACTACCGCAACTACAGCAACAAAACTCGGGAGCAGCACGGTAGGCAGTGGCGTAAGGGCAATTTATCTTAATGCTGGTACGGCAACTGCGAGTAACAGTACTGTAGGTGACAGCACCACGCCGGTGTACTTAAAAGCTGGCACTATAACAGCTTGTGATGCAAGTATTGGTTCCGGTTGGACTGTTTCAGAAGGGTCGGCAGGTTGGGCGCGAGAAAATTCCACTGGATTTACCATCCAGTGGGGGAACGGTGATGCATTTTGGGCAGCAGGCAACAGTTATGCAACACCTCAAAATAGGAATAATCAAACTATTACATTTCCGCGAGCCTTTACATCAGTTTATTTTATATGTGCTTCTTATAGCATCGAAAATACAGGAAAAGGCTTGCATGCTGTTGGTTTACCGCAAGATATTACTAATTCAAACTTTCTTTTGCGCACAATCACAGAAGCGGATGGTGGCGGCGATACAGTACATCCACACTGGATAGCGTTTGGTATAAGTTAAGTCAAGCCACAAGCATAAAGTCTACAAGGCTGTGAACCACTCCAGCGATCATCATTGTAACCATTACATAGGGTAAAACTAATACTGGTATTACTAACACTTGTAACAAATGTTTCGCAGTTGCTGGTTGCTATAACATTCGCATAATACAAAGTTGAAAAGCTTCTGGGGAAATTAATACTTCTATATGTAGCATCAGTATTGCCTACCCACCACTGGATGGTAAATCCAGTGGAATTTTCTATAAGGAGAAATAAAAGTATGACCTATTTAATAAAATTTGACGAAAATGGCAGACGCAGTGATACTTACGTCGCCGAAGAAAAAACACAGGAACAAGTTACAGAACTGCTTGAAAAAGGGTTTGTATTAATTACAGAGGAAGATTATCAATTATTGATCGGCAATGTGGACGGTAAAGAATATATACGCAACGCTGACGGTACTTATAGTGAATATACATCGCCGGAGCCTACATTGGAAGAACTTAAAGCTATCAAGCTGTCAGAGGTAGACGCTTGGACTGAAAGGAAAATCACAGGCGGTTTTATATCTGAATGCACTGGTGAGATAGTAAGATATGATAGCGATAAGGACACGCAGCTTACAGTGTCTAGTGATCTTAATACAATCAATTCAGCTCTAGATAAGTTTTCAGAACATTATCCAGAAGGTTATCCAATGCGTGGCTATCCAGAAGGTAGATTAGATAAAAGCGTATATTATTTAAGCGTAGAACAATTGATTAAGTGGAACGTAGATTTAGGTTTACACAGAGGGAAATGTAAGCAGCAAGGTTGGGAAAAACAGGCAGAGATAAAAGCAGCAAAAAGTAAAGAGGAATTGGATATAATCTATATTGAGTAAATTAGCAGGAAATAATAAAAAGATGTCGAATTTTGCTAATAAAGAATAAAATAGAAAAGGTGAATATCATAGATACTATAAAATTATCTTTAATTGTTCCTGTTTATGGTGTTGAAAAATATATTCATAAATTTTTAATATCACTGAGTAAAAATTTAATAGATGGCGTTGAAGCTATCCTTGTAGACGATGGTAGTAGAGATAATTGTGGCGCTATAATAGATGACTATCAGGCGAAGTATCCTAAGTTTGTAAAAGTCATACACAAAGAAAATGGCGGTGTAAGTACGGCTAGGAATGCAGGGGTGGCTATCGCAAAAGGTGAATATATTATTTTTACTGACCCGGATGACTATTTAGCGGATTCTTATGTTAAAGATATTTTGGCAGCAATAGAGGAATATAATTATCCTGATATGGTGTTTTTTGATTATATGACTGGCCATGCTGGAAATTTTAAGCTAAAAACAGTGTCATTTACTGAAGGTAATATTGACAAAGAAACATTTTTGGAAGAATTTGGTAATAATAAAATAGAATCTCAATTATGGTCTAAAGCGATACGTAAAGCCTTTTTTCATAGATATTCTTTTGAAAAAAGTGTTGGTTGTGGTGAGGATTATTTGTTACTTACTGATTTAATTTTAGACCTTAACTCTATAGTGTACATAAAAAAACCTTTATATTATTATGTGTTACGGCAAGATTCTTTAACTGGTAGTGCAAGTCCATCTGAAAAAATAAAAATGCTTGATATGTTTGTAGAACGATATAAAAGGTATAAAAAACTTGTAGATAATATAAGTATTGCTTCTGCTGCAAATTATGCTTATGGTATTTTAAGAAATGCGTCAATTGATGACTATAATAATGATGATATCGTTTATTGTGAAAAGTTTATAAAAAGTAATATTTGGGACATAATAACAGATAAAGGAAAGGATTTCAGTATTCAAAATAAAAAGCATTGCTTGTTCGTTTATTTAGGTATTGCAAAATATTATAATACATGGAAACGTAAATTTAAGAAATGAGCTCTATATTTAAAAGCGCACTTTTAAAAGTGCGCTTTTTTTATGAAATTTATAGCAGGAGGTAAAAATGAACTGGGAATCTTTTAAATTTGCGGCTATCGGAGCTGCTCAAACTTTAACACAAGGGTGGTCTTACAAAACATTAATGGCTGCAATGTTGGCCATGATATTTCATAAACACGCTATATTGTTTTATAGTTTTGTTATTTTAGTATTTATGGATTGTTTTACAAAATGGGTAGCTATTTCATATTCGTATCTTAAAGATAAGGGGATATTATCACCGACAATTTTGGATTCTATAAAAGGCATAAGAGAAGCCAGAGCTGCCAAAAAGATAAAAAGTGAAGTTATGAAACACCGTTTCCTTGGGAAAATCGGTGTTTATTTAATTTGTGCGTTGTCTGCAGCTGTCGTTGATGTAGTTATGAGAGCTTTAGATAAACCTACTTGGGCAGTTATGACGGTTATTGGATATCTTGTTGTAACTGAGCTGCTTAGTATTATTGAAAACTTAAATGATGCTGGCGTAGAAGCTATGAGCGGATTAGTCGCTTTTGTTAAAAAGAAACTATGAGAATTGTAGTTGGAATCTGGAAGGAGCGTGAGAATAATGAAAGTATTTATTAATCCAGGGCATATGCCAGGTGTTGATCCTGGCGCCGTGAATCCTAACAGTGGTTTAAAAGAATGTGACGTAGCATTGGCTGTAGGAAAACTTGTTGAGTATTATCTGAAAAATGCCGGATGCGAGGTAATGCGTCTGCAGAGCGACAACCTAAACGGAGAATCTCCGGCATATCCGAATGTTGGTAAAAATGCTAACAACTGGGGTGCAGATGTATTTGTTAGTTTGCACTGCAATGCGTTTGATGGTTATGCGAGGGGCATTGAAACATTGGTGTTTAACTTTGGCAGCGAAGCTGAACGTCTGGCTGCCTGTGTACATAAGCAGTTGGTCGATGCGGAGCAGAGCATTGATCCGTATATTCCGGATCGTGGGTTGAAGGAACGCCCGAATTTGTCTGTGCTGAGAAATACTGATATGCCGGCTATTCTTATCGAAATGGGTTTTATTGATAACGATCACGATGTTATTTTGCTAGAGAATAAACAAGATGCGATTGCAAAGGCTATTGCCCGTGGCGTAACAGATTATGCAAATTTATAAAAGTAACTATTTCAAAATAAGGTAATAATGGCAGGGTTATCATATATATCAATTAGCTATTATATTGATAGTGGTTATATGAATAGATTATGTTGAAATTATTGCATAAAAAAATAGCTCCCGATAATGGGAGCTATTTCAATATAATTTTTTATTTTGCCGAAAGCTTTTGTAGGATTGATAGAAGCAGTAACAAGATAAAGCTAACAAACCTACTATAGAGCCTGCTATAACAGAAGCGTCTGTAGTATTTTCACTGATATAAAAAAGCAAAAACGAAACGATAATTACGGATAAAATTTTGAAAAATGGTTTTTTGTTAATTGTTAGTGGTTTAATATTAGATCTTGCTTTAGCAATGGCCATTTCTTTAGATATGGCCTTAAATATATATTTGAAAAAATAATATGCGAACCCACCGGTGAAAACTACAACGGATGTTATTAACCACAGTAACATGCCGAAAGCTATCATTAGAGCTAAGAAATTTAGCATAAAATCACGCCCTTTGCATAATTATTATAACATTTTTGCAGGAAGGAGGGCAATAATGGCGGGAAATTTATCTAGGGAATAATATTTTATGATATCAATCATATAAATAGAGAAAGTGTGATTAAAAATTGCGTAAGGAGGCAAAGCATGAATGAAAAAATCAAAAGTTGGATATCTAATAATCGTTTTCTTGTTGGTCTGGGTGTTGGCGCAGTTCTTTTTCTTGCCTGCTACCTGTTCAGCCGAGTCGGGTTATCTGATAACAGAAGCAGAACTAACGACACTGGAACAAAACTCGAACAGGCAGTTAGAAATCAGCAGGAAATTAGCGCTGGAATTACAGATAGCAAGGGAACAGCAGACGCTATCGGATCAAGCATCGAGCGAAGCCAAACTGCAAATAGATCAGCTGCAGAAGCAGTTGACAGATGTACTGAACTCTTCGAAGAAGCAGGAAGAATTGCAGCAGACAATCTTGAAATCCTTGCCACCATCCGCACCAGGGGTACTGCGGGAGATCGGAGCCAAGATTAATGTTGATCACTACGTTACAGGTATCAGCTACGGGGTGAGCCGCCGGATAGGTAGCAAATACATAGGATTTCGAGGCGAGTATGATTGGGAAGATAAACAAGCTGGATTATGGGTGACATATGCATATTGAAAGAAAAAAGCCTACCGATTACGGTAGGTTTAATTTAATGGTGTTTTTGTATAATATTGCATCGTTAATTTTGTGATTTCTGTCAACAATCTGTCAACAATAGGGCGTATTTTTGACAGATTGAGTTAGTTTTACTTAAAATGTAATTTTTTTCGAAACGCAGTAGTGGCAAGGATTTAAAGCCTTTTTTTAAGCGTAGTTAGTAGTATTAAAAAGTGCCTAAAGGGATTTCGGGTACAAGAGGCCGTGAGTTCGAATCTCGCCGCCCCGACCACTTAAAAAGTTAGCCGCAGAGCGTATCTGCGGCTTTTTTATTTTGTTTGAAAAGAATTATTTAAAGTGCTTTTTCTCAGAGTAGTGAGAAATATTTCCCATAACGTTTTCTTTCAAATAGCTATTTGAATTTTACCAGATAAGCCATATAGCAAAACCATAATATAAAAACATAAATAATCAGTCTGGAAAGAGAAATCATAAAATAAACCCTTCTTCATTTTAAAAGTTGAGCTATATTGTTGTAGCTATTAATGGTGACTTCTTGTTTATTAATTATGATATCATGTCCTTGTCAAAGATAAAAGCCGACATTCTGTTTTTATTTATTTACTAAATGTTTACGAAGCTGTTTTATTGCCTTTGATTTTCGCCAAAACTGCAGTTTGTATCAAGATTGATTTCGAAAATACGTACCCATGGCAGGTTTACATTGATGTCGATACCAGTTAAATAATAATTCCTGTCGTTACTGCGATAAAATGGAGTACGGCCAAGTTCTCCGTATAGAAGCTGAATCTTTTGCCGCTGTAAAAAGCCACGGATAAGCGTTTCTGCAAAAATTTTGTTTTCTCCCAAATCAGTTGGCTTATAGCCTTTTAGTTTCAGTAATGTAGTTAACTGTGTATGCATTAATTTCTGATAGGCATAATCATCCAGTAAACGTTCAACTGTGAAGTTCAGATTTTGGGCATACAGTGACGGATATTCTGATTGCGGCAATCGGTGCAGTTGACCGGTAAATAAGGTTGCTTGGCTAAGCGCGGTTCCCAGTGAATTACTTAAAGTATTCCAGCCTGAAAAAGCTGCCAGTCTGCTTAGCGGTACTTTAGCCTCCAAAAGCTTAGGCACTAAAAGTTCGTTTTCCATATAGTTGGCTGTAAGATCAACCAGCGCAATGTGGTAGCCTGATAGAAGCAGGGTGTTAAGTTTTTGCAGCATAGCTTTATTAGGCTGGTTGTCATCGTCGCCGCAGTGTACGAATAAAATAAAATCTGCAGCGGCAGCATCATCAGTAAGCTGGCCGCCGATAAAATTTATTTTGTCTCTGATGCTTGCGTCAACAGAACAGGGCATATAGGGCATGATTTTGGCTGCAACTTTAGGTGAGGAATACTCTACAAAGATGCGCGGCTTGTAATTATACAGTTTATTATAATATCTGGTCAGCAGTAAAACTGATATTTCATCAGCACCGCTGGTAATAAGACCGCTGGAACCTAAAGCTGCATGTTTCATATAGGCCAGCACATGATTGGCATTACGATTAGGAAGCCCGAATGGCTGGGCGTCGTCCTGCCCGATAGCCAAAGTCAGGCCGTCTGCGTGTGCCAGTTGGACCAGTTTTTTATTAAAGCTGTCGTTGTCGGCATACAGACTGGTGTACTTTGTCTTAATATCATCCGGTATACGTGCGTCGATCTCCAGCAGCTGTCTGGTAAAGTAAGGATCGCCGAATGTTTCTGCCATATCTTTTAATGTTGCATAACGCATCAGATGCCATTGATACCAGCTGTCCGGTATCAGCTGATCGCTGACCAGCAATCGTGGAATGACGGAAAAAAACGCCATATCGATTTGTGGATTGAGAGCATGTTGTTTGTTGACGAAAGTCAAAAACTTTTCTTCGTCGTTAATTGTTCCCAAAGGTACTCGCGAGCCCAGAAGACTGCCGTGTACTAGAAGATCGGCTGATAAAATTGCGGCTGGATGCTGCGGCAGTTCATTTTTCAGCCAGGTAAACAGTTTTTCTTTATCAGCAGGTATGTTATAATTGTCAAGAAGTTCTTGTGGCGGTGTAATTACGTTGATAGAAGCCAATGCTCCCAGTTTTCTGACCATAGCGGTACAAGGCGGGCGGCTGTCTAACGGAGCCAGCAGCAGTGAAGTATCAGCTTTTACAGACTGAGGCGTGAAGGGGACAGTTGCTGGCATACCGCCGAATAATTTATAAAAATAGGCGCAGAGCAGCAGTAATGCGAGCAGGATAAATTTTTTCTTGTTCAT